ATGGCAACAATTACACAAATCAAAGCTAAAAAAGGATATGCTTTTCAGGTTGATATAAGAGTCAAAGGTTACAAAAGAATCTACAAAACTTTTAGACATCCTGATATGAAAACTGCAAGGAAACTTGCTCAACAATGGGCAAGTGATATTGAACTGCAGATGCAAAAAGGAACATACAAAGAGCCTACACAAATCAAAGAAGATGATAACAGGGCATCAATAAAGACTGTTGCTGACCTACTGGAATATTTCAGGAAAGAGATTGCTCCTACTCGTTACTCTTATTCAGAAAAATATAATACTATGTATTTATGGTGGTCAGAAAAAATCGGTTCTATAAATATCCGCAACCTATCATCCTCTGATATATCAGCCTGCAAACAATACTTAATCAATGAAGATGTAAGAACAGGAAAAAATAAAGTAATCAAAAGAGGAGCAAATACTGTTAATAAATACCTCATGGCTCTTTCTGCAGTATTAACTTATGCAGTAAACGAGCTAGAACTAATTGAAACAAATCCGATAGCTAAAGTAAAAATATTGCCAAAACCAAGCGGCAGAGATAGGACTCTTTCTGTTGACGAGATTCCCCTACTTGCTCAAGCCTGCAAGGATATATCAGAAGATACTCTCATGTTCTTCTTACTCTTATTATACGCAGGGGGAAGATACTCAGAGATTCACACCTTGCAAGTTCATAATATTGATTTTAAAAATAGCAGGCTTTATTTCATAGATACAAAAAACAAAACAAATAGAGGAGTCGGTGTTGAACATTGGATTGTTGAACATCTTGCAAAGTATTTGAAAAAGAAAAATATTAAATCAGGTTATATATTTAGAAACAAAAAGGAAACAGGTTTGAAATATATGAGAGGGAATCTGCAGAAAGCAATCAAAAATGCAGGTTTAAAAGATTTTCATATACACGACCTAAGGCATACATACGCAACAACACTGGCAGAGAATGGAGCAAGCCTCTTAGAGATTGCAGTTGCTCTTGGGCATAAATCATTAGTAATGGCGAGGAAGTATTCACACCTTGCTGCAGACCATACAGATGCGGTCATAAGGAATGCAACAAGCACAATCAACTTAGGGATTGATATTGACTGAGAATATTATTAGTTTTCTTTTTGCGGTTTTTAATCCAAGCAAAATATTTTGCCTCATTGATAAGTATTCTGCCGCCATTCATACCGCCACCCTCGCAGACCTCAGCAAAGCCATTTGAATCTTTATAAAAATAATACTGCCTCAATGCTCCTACTGTTGGATAAGGATGATATTCATTCCACTTGGAAAGCGGAATCAATCTCTCTTTTTCCACTTGTTCAGGAGCAGGAGCAGAAATAAGTTTCTCAAGTGCTACAATCTTGAGAACTGCAGCTCTAAATTCTTTACCATATTTTTTTGTATATGCGTTAAGTTCTGAATCTATTATTGCTTGGATTTCTTCTTTATTTGTTTGCATCGTTTAATTCCCTCATCATTTTGTATGTATTAAGTTTGTCCTGTAGTACAGGCCCAATTTCTTTATGCCACCATTCTATAAATTGCTCTTGCTCCTCATTCGTTAAATGAGTTACTGTAACATAATGACCATAATTGCTTTTCACTTTCCCTTTGCATTTATAACCAACATAGAGCATGTGAGTTTCATCTTTAGACATTTTCTACCTCATTATAATTTTCACATCTACTTTTCCAAACAGATAAAAGAATCTCTCCAATACCCTGTTCAACAATTAGCTTTTCTCCGTTTATATAGATTCGTTCTCTGTCGTACAAATCTTTTTGTATATCTAATGTGCAAATTTTATCCACATCAACATATTGTCTTTCTCCAATTTTATAAATATGACTCATTGCAGCACCTCATTTATATAATCAATCAATCCTCTCATTGTAGTTTGAATCAAGCGATGAGTAATAGGGTCATCTTTTACTATGTACAATCTTTTTCTTATCTCGATAAGAGCCTGTCTATATCCCTCAACCTCTTCCTCAGAATACCAAGCTACTTGTTGTCCTAGTCCATTAGTTGTGTTCCACATCTAGCACCTCTTTGATTTTTGCAATAACTTGTTTTTCTCTAGCAGTATGGACAGGAATAACCTTGCTATGCAAAATTTTTCCTATATCTCTCAATGCTCGCACAAGCTCTGCAATGCGTGTACTATAATATAAATTTTTACCCTCTTTATAAGATATTATTTCGATACCAAATTTTGATTCTATTTCCTTGAGCTTTTGTTTAAGTTCTCTATTTTCCTGTTCCGTTTCGTTCCACATTCTCTGCATTCGTTCATAACTTGCTTGTTTAGAATCCTTGTACCGTTTTAATTTGTCATTCTCCGCAACAAGTTTGTCGATATAATAATCAATTCTATGAAACTCTCCTGTTGCATAGATTCCTATTTTTTTAAGAAATTCATTTTTCTTTTCATTTGCAGCTTTAAATTGCAAAACTAGCTGCTCTTTTTCTTTTAAAAGTTTACATGCATCTGACATGTGGCAATATGTATTTTCGTTGTGCATATTATACTCCTACCTGAATCTCATCTACTTCTCTTATTACAACTGGTAATCCAAACAATTTCATTTCAGGGATTAAGCTCGGCAAGTGGTATCTATTGCAAAGACTTCCAACAAACATCGCATCAGCACTGTTCATTATTATTGTCTTTGGCTCAAAACCTGCTACTTTTAGCATTTCAATTTTTTTGCTTGCTACACCTATAACATCAAGCATTTTATTCCGCCATTGCTCAACCATTCACGACCTCGATTCTGTTTGAGCAATAATTCATTCTGAGATTTTAAGAATTTGTATTCTATCTCAGGAACTGTTATCATTGCTTTTTTGCTTTGTTTCTTTTTATTCTTTGCCATAATTATCTCCTATCTTTCAGTAAGCATTTTTTGAACTTCATCCCAACTCATACTGCAGGAGCTTAATAAATTCCTGCCCTCTTGTTGCTTTAATTCAAGAGCTTTCTTTCTATCAAAATCTGTATAACTAGCCACCTGAGAACTTATCAATTCATTTAATGTATTAGGGTCAAGAGCATCTAACTCCCATGACATCTTGCCAAACTTTTTCATATATCCATCACATCTTGAATCACTTAGTTTTGCAGGATTTGGTGGTGGGGCAAACTCTTCAATCTGTTCCATATTAAGAGCAATTCTCTTAACTTTAACATAAGCCCCAAAACAATCATTCAGACGTTCTCTTATATCTCTAGTCATATCAATACCGCTTGGGTCGTGGTCGCCTAAGTGTAAGATGATATTATTTTTCCCTAAATTTTCATTACTGATAAACCTTTTGCTTGCCTCGTACATTGCAGTCTGAGAAACATACCCTCTGCAAGCAAAGAAATTTATATCCAATTTTCTGCAGATTCTTTCAACAACACCTGCCAATGCCTCTTTCTCAACCCAAACCTCAATATAATTTGGTTGGTCAATTCTCGTGTCAATCTTATAAACCCTTGAATAATAATCAATAATTTCTGCAGGATTATCCCAATGAACATTGCCCTCAAGACTTCTTGTCCTATCCTCAATTGCTGCCCAATCTAAATCTCCATTAAGTCTTGCATTACTGATAATATCTCCAAGTCTGTTATAGCTCTTCTGAGAATTTTCAATTATATCCCTTGCAACAAATTGGTAATACAACTGCCTTAAAGTCAGACTATATCCATCCATCTGGTATTCTCTGATTATTTTGTTTGCACTGTCAATAATCCTTTTGGTTTCAGGTTTAAAATTAAAATCATCAAATTTTTCTTTCATAGACTGCTCCTTTATTCCATCATCAGTGTGAGTTCCGCTCACAGACAGGCAAGCAATTTACTTGCCTGTTTCGGAAGTGTTACTGCTCTTCTGATGGGGGGGGGTAGTGCTATCAGCAAAAGATTTCAAAGTTTCAAGAAGTTTCTCAGGACTTAACTTACTGAATGATTCCAACATTGAATCTATCGGATTAAAATTTGATACATTTTGACCACACATTTGAACATACAATCCTTGTTCTGAGAGTATGGATTTGAAGTTCATCAAAGCATCATGCAAATCTGTGGAATGTTCTTTGATATATTTATCCCTCTCAGTCTTAAATTCTTCAGCTTTTATGTGTTTTTCATTAAACTTTTTAAAAGGAATAAACTCAACCGCCTTAAAAGTTAGCGTATGTTCTACCGCATAAAAATCTTTGCTTTTTAATTTATCCATGAAATCTTTTCTTGTATCATCTGATGCAATTTGTACTGTTTCTTTTGTCATATTTTTTTTCTCCTATAATGCTATGTCTTTAAATATTGCTATTGCATAACCTGCAGAATCTGCTATATCATAATCAAATTTTGCCGCCGTTCCCATTTTTAAAAAGGGCGATGGTGTCCTCTAGTAACTGTATTGATAAGATAATCAATAGCACTTCTGAGATGAGAAACCTCTGACTCTACTCCTTTAAATGATTCTTTCATTGGTTCTTGTACACTGTTTAGTTTAGAGATTGAATCAACAAATTCTTTAATATCAGGAACTTTAAAACCTGCAATATTATCAACAAGTTTTTTCAAGTCAGGCATAGACTGGAAATTTTCAGCAAGTTTTTTATAGTATTCTGCAGCCTCGTCAGCTCTTATTCTTCTTGCTGCCTCAATTTTTAATTCTGATTTTAAGTCTGCAATTTGTTCTGCTTGCTCAGATTTAAGATTGGATATTTCCTCTTTTAAACTTTCAATCATTTCATCTTGTGCATCTCTTTCGCACTGTAAAGTTTTAATCTCTTCTCTTAATTCTCTGTAAGTATTTGCAGCATCTTTAATCTTGCACAATTCATTCTCTGTTTCTGAGAGCTTGTTCTGTAGCTTGGCATAATCTCTCTTAATATCCAATAAGTCAGACTGCAAAGAGTTTCTCTCTCTTAATGCCTCAATACATCTTGAATGCACTTTGTTCACTTTCTTTTTCTCGTTTTCAATTTGCAATTTTGCGATTTCATCAATGAATGACATAATTTTCTCCTTTCTTTTTTATCAATCCATCATCAGTATAGGTTTGACCTATAGACGAGAGGGATGGCTCCTCTCGTTTCGGATTCTATCAACTACCCATAATCTCAGTGATTAACATAACCATCAATCCAATTGTTAATACTGAAATTATCAAATCTCCTAAAGTGTAATCTTTCATTCAGCACCTACTTTTTGAGATTGATAAAAGGAACTGAATTGCCCATCATGTACTCAGGAAGTTTTCCATCCCATTTTTTTACTGCCTCATACTCAACAAGAGCCTTGTTTTGAGTCAGTGCATTTGCTCTGATAGCCATTGACTTTGCCTCAGCCTCTGCAGAAATAACTTTCTGCTTAGCCTCTTCTTGAATTTGAACTGTTTTGTTTTTTGCTTTTAAAGCCTCTTGCTCCGCAGTTACTTTGCCCTCGATAGCTTTTTCAAAAGAATCTGAATAATCAATATCAGTAATATTGAAATCTGTAATATTGATATAATTGTCATCAAGTTGCTCTTGAAGTTTTGCCAAAATATCACTTGTTGCTTTTGCTCTGTTAGCAATTAAATCTGATGCATTCCATCTACCTATAACATTTTTTACAGTACCCTCAACAATAGGGATAAGAATTGTATCTTTATAATCCTTACCAACTTCCCTGTACATTTTATGTGCATTTTCAGGTTGCAAGTTATAATTCACAACATAGACCAACCTTGCTTGTTGAATATCTTTTGTAAAAACAGTAGTAGCAGGGTTTGTTTTTTGAGTCTTAACATTCATTGTATGAATCCTTGAGATAAATGGAGTTACAAAGTGGACTCCCTCAGAATAACTTTGAGGAGATACTTTTCCCATTGTTACCTTAACACCTCTTTCTCCTGCACCTACAATTGATATAGGATTACAAAGCATAAATAAAATTGATAGTATAACCAATCCTGCCACAATTAAGCTTGTTTTTAAGCTGTCCATTTCCTAATTCTCCTTTCTTTATGAACTTAATCCGCTTATAGCTATAGCAACCATAAATGCAACCAACAACAACATGAATTGACAAAATCCTCTGAGAAGTTGCTTGCCATAATCCTTATAGATGTTGATTCCTGTCAAACCGCTAATCAATAAGATTATTAGGTTTATAGTTGCTATAATCGTTAATAAAAAATAAATAAATCTCATTGTTATCATCCTTAAAAAAATAGGGGGCAGGAGGAGTTTGCCCCCAATGTACGTCATCAGGGATAGATGTTGAAATTAAAAATCGCTCAACACTAACAACCTTTCACAATTTTGTGTTTGTTCTTTTACAAAATCAGCCTCGTCAATAATGGCGGTTTCCTCAATGTTTTCAAATAAAGGACAAAGAACTTCTATTCTTAATTCATCATCATCGTTTCTAAAGAACAACAATTCGAGAGGTATCCCATAAGTTTTTTCTCCTGCTTTTGCAAAAGGCACATCCAACCAAAAACCTGTAGGGAAATGCTCTTCTCCATCGCAACCATCATCGAGTTTGTATGTGCAAGTATAACCCTCAGATTGACCGTTCTCTGATATAATAGGGTTTGATGTTAAGACAGATTTTCCAACCAATCTAAGCAAAGAAAATCTTTTAAACAATTCCTGAAAGTCGTTAATGCTTGGAGCAAGACCTTGCAAGAACTGCAAGAAACTTCTATGGTCATAAACCTTGTTGATGCCATTTTTGACTAAGTTCCATTGTTGAGAGTTTAGACGTGTAAACTTAATTGTTTCCTCTCCAAAATCGTCATCAGGTATAAAATAACCGCCTGAAAGATTTATCTTTACAGTTGCATTTGCCCCTGTTTCGTTTTCTCTTCTCATCAACTCTTCTTGAATAATTGTTGTAAATGCCTTTACACTTCTTACCTCTTTTGCATCAGGTGTTGAGGCGTGTTTCTCGTATTCTTTAGCAGCATCATTGTATAAATAAGTTTGTTTTTTGTTTGTATATCTTCCGTAAACTGTTACATCAATCAGCTCAGGTCTTTTCTTATCCTTTAATGCCTCTATAGCCTCTTTTATTAGTGTTGTTTCCATAATTTTCAATCTCCTCTTTTTTATTACATTTCATTTTGTGCAGCAGCATCTTTTCCTGATAACTCTCTGACTTTTGATTTTTCTGTATCGAACAATCTCAATTGGTCAGGGTCATCAAGATACATTCCACCAGTTCTTGAATCTCTGTAGAATGAATTTGAATGACATCCTCTTGGGATTTTCTTTGTTACATCTGCAGAGATGTTAACTGCGTTTTTGTTTTTCTTGTCGCATTGAAACTTAATCTGAATAGTCAATGAGCCATCACGACCATACTCAGCAACTTTTTTTGAAACATCTGAGAAAACTTTTTCAATGCAATCTTCAAATTTTCTAACTCGGTCATCTTCATCAGTAACTCTCATAACTGATAACATGTCCATAAATTTGAGTTTTTCGTTTGACATTTTATTACCTCTTTCCTTTCTCCAGTTCTACTGGTTTGAATATTTCTTCTTCTTTATCAAGGTTTTCAATCCTATATCTCAAACCTTTTTCCATTGTCTTGAGTAATCCATCTGCTCTATATCCACATCTCGGACAATTGAATCTGTTGTTTGTCATATATCCGCAACAACTGCAGATGTACATTCTGCTTGGAAACTTTTGAAAAAATTCCCTGTATGTCTTGAACACTTCTAACTGCATTATTTTTTCAACAGGCGGAGTTGTTTGACGTGAATCTTCCACACTTCATTTACCCCTCGTCATCATCTGCAATTTCAAATAAGCCATACCAAGCACCAAGCAAAGCAAAAGTAATAACCCCAAGAAATAAACCTAATACTATGCTCAACAAAATACCTAACAACATTAACATTGCTCTCCTTTCCTCTTGTTCAATTCTTCAATTGCTATCTCGATAAGCTCAGCAAGTTTTTCATTGCTCATTAGACTTACTGCAAATTTTAAATTTTCTGTTTCGCTAGACATCTGTACTTCTCCTTAGTACCAATAAGCTCCAAACCAAGAACACATCATCTTTTAATCTACCTTTGAGCTGAACTTCATCTCCAACTTGGATTGTGTTTCTATCCCAAGATACGCACATTCTTGGCTTACCGCTTGAGGACACGCAATAAAAAACACTCTTGAATCTATACTTATTTTTTTTAGAATCGTAATATTCAATATTCTGTTCCTCTATCTCTAAAACTTTTGTGTGGATAATAATTGCATCATCCGCAAACTTTGAAACAAATTTTTCTCTCTTCTTTTTTCTAGCCATTATTAGCTCCTTTGAAAATTACAATCGCAAGAGAGTTTTTGAATACTGGCATATTCTCTCCAGTATCAGGATTAACAAAACAAACACCTTTCCTTAAAAACTCAATATCAACATTTGGATTCGCAGCCCTGCCACCATCAAGAATGTAATCATGCCAATATTTTGTTTCTGTTCTAGCAGGGATGAGCATATAAGTTGTATAACCTTTTTTCTGCTCCTCTGCAGCCTTTTTGATAAACTCTTTGCATAAAGGGAATGGTGGATTACACCAGTTCACAGGGAACCAAGTTCCTTGCAATCCGTTAGAATCAGAAATCTTATTCCCTGAGTTTAGAAATAATCCATCTTTTCTGTATCTCATCTTTGCAGGAATATTATCCTGAGAGCAGCATACATCACAATCAAAAAGCTCTAATCCATGAGTATCAAGAATGTACTCAACAATTTCTGATGGAGTTAAATAATCATCTCGTTCTGCAGTGAAATTATACTTGCCCATTACTATCTCCTAGTTCTTTGAGTTTTAATTCTTTTATTTCGTTTCTATCAATATCAAACTTTTTGAGCAGAGGCTCTGCGTTTGCATAGATTTGCAGCCTGTTTAAACCTTTAAGCCATTGGCAATTTCTTAGTAAGATATCGACTGCCTCAACACGAGTGGAAACTGTTTCAACATTAAAGGAATTTTTTTCCTGCTCAGCTTGTTCCATTTGTTCCTGTTTCTCTTGTGCTTTTCTTGCAGCAACCGCTTTTGCCCAACTTGCAATCTTGCCATATTCTCCATTGACGAGTTTTGGCAAATGGTTATCTGTCAGTAACCAGTTGATTGATGGGTTGAATTTTGGATTATTTTCAAACTTCAAAAGTTTAGTTGTATAAAGATAATCAGCAAGATTGTCTTTAAAGTTTTCAATTTGTTCTGAATACTTCAAGAAAATTGCAACCTCTTTGTCGTTAAGAACAGGAGCAACTCCATAGATTTCCATGTAATCGCTTTTTAATTTTGACAACACCCATCTTGCCTTAGCCGCTTTTGAATTTGCACTGGACTTTTCTTCTTGTTTGTTGATATTTTTCAGGATGCGGTCAGAAATATATTGCTCATTTTCAATTCTGAATAGTTCAAAATCATTAAGAACCATTTTCACAAATATCTCAGGGATTCTTAAATCATCAGCAATAACATCAGAATCAGTAACTGCTAATTGGTTACGATGCATATATTCGACAATTGCCCAAAATAGACCGTATGAGCCAAGAGCAACAAAAGACTCAAGCTCTTCTCTTGACATTTCTTTTGCTCTCTTTCTGAAAGAAAATAACATCTTGAGTATTTTCTCATCTTGACGAGCTGCGATGTCGTGTGAAAAATATGGTTCTGTTATTTCGGAAACTTTTGCCATCTAAAATTCCTTTTATTTTTCTTAACTTCTGAATCTGTAAAATTCAGTCAATACACCTTTTGCAAGGTCATCAAGCATCATTGCGGTAGCTCTTGAGCGAGCTTGATGCTCAGTTGTTAAATAGTTCTGTTCTCTTAAAATTGCAGATATAGCCTTTGGCATATAGTACGCATCGAAAACAATCTTGGAGTTCTTTTCTTTAATAGCCCTGACCGCATTATCAAAATCAATACTCAATTCCTCATTCTCGTATTGATTGAAATCAGGAAGATATTTTCTTGCGACTTTTTTTATAAATTCTGCAATAACTTCTTTTTTAGGTTTTACAAATCGTGTCATAACTCTCTACTTTGAATCTTTTAAAATTTCTTCAATTTTGTGGTTTTTTACATATTCTCTCAATGCATCAATTACAATTTTTGTTCTTGAAAAATGTTTCAATCTTCCATAAGCATCTATAATTGCAAGTAATGACAAAGGAAAACCTACTGATTTTGATACTTGAACATCGTTGTCAATATCTAATTCAAGTGGATTCATTGTTTTTTCTCCTTTCTCCTACGGAAAAATTCCATTGCAAACTAACACGAAATAAACGGTCAATTTTTGCCGTTCTCGTGTTTTTGTGTTATTAGTTAGATAGATAAATAATTAAACTAACTAACATAATCTATTATAAGCAATTACTTAACTAAGTCAAGTGATTACTTATTTTCTTAACAAAACTTCATACAAAAGGAGTAGAAAATGAAAACTACAGGGGCAAGATTAAAGGCTATACGGCAATCGCTAGGCTTATCTCAGGAAAATGTGGCGGAACTGTTAGAAACATCCAAATCCTATATAAGTTTAGTCGAAACTGATAAAAGCAAGTTAAGTGTTGAGAATCTTGTTAAGCTATTGCTTAATTATGGCATAAATCTTAATTACTTACTAGCAGGAATTGGGCAGCCTATATTAGCATCACAATACGAGGATGTCAAAACCGAAATCCTCAAAGAAGTTGAAAAAATGTTGAAAGAAAAAGGTCTATAGCCTTATATATTCTAACAATTTTTTAAATAATGAGATGCCGTCATCTCCAAAAACGGATTTTAATGCATACAAGATTTGTGATAATTCATCTTTGTTCATACAGAACTCCTTTCTGTATATAAAAAGGCAGGTAATCAGAATTAAAGTATAGGTAAAGTGGGGTAAATATGCACATAGGATTTAAAGTTATTGGCACATTATTGTTTGGCAGTCCTCTTTTAAGTTATCTTTTAGGTATTATCATGACCATTGCAGACAGTATAAACAAGCCCAAAGATTTTAGCGATTATTTCTTTTCATTAGGTGGCAAGATACATAGAAAGTGGTATTTCTTTAATTGTTTAATACTGTTAACAATTACGTTAGTTCTAGGCTTTCTCTGTGCGTTACTTTCTAATTGGGTTATGTACATAATCTGTTTACCTTATTTCTTGATTTTATATATTTTACATTGGAATAATTGCCATAAGAGAATCAATGCTATTATAGATAATCACAAAATATCATTAACTCTCACAATAGTTTGGGCAGTTGTTTCAATATTTCTTGGTTTTATAAATAATAAAGTGAGTCATGAAATAGCTTTTGTAGTGAATTGTGGATTGACAATAATCTGGCTAATCTTAATTTTTACACCATCAAAAGATGCGGATGCATAACATTTCTTATGCGTTTGTTATGCATACGCAATGCGAACGCATTGCAAATGCATAGCGAATGCAAAGCACATGCAATGCGGTGCATAAAATCATGCATATACACAAATGAATGCGGTGCAATGCGTTATAAATAAAATAAAAGTAAAGTAAATAAAATTAAATAAAAGAAAATAATAAAAAAATATAAATATTTTTTTATATTTCAGACAGAAAGAAAATTTTTAATTTTTCTTTTTGTTGTCAAGATGCGTTAAATTATTGTTAAATAAGGCTTTTAGCAAAGGTGGTTACTCTCAAAGAGTGCCACTTTTTTGTTTTTAAAGAAAAGAATTAAAAAAGTCAATAAGAAAAATGAAAATGTAAACAAATGTAAATACGAATTTTTCAAGATAAAATCAGGGTTTTTGATAAATTATAAAAATTAACTGTTAAACAGATAATGATTTTCAGTTTGGCATGAGTTTAAAATCCAAAATATGAAACACAAACAGAATCTCCGAGAGGCTCTCAGAGGTCTAGTTTGCAGTGTAGATAAGTGAAATAGGCGAATTGCGGTTGAGCTGTCATCACTCCTTATCGGTGTAAGGTAGAGATGTTATGCTCGGAAAAGAAGAGAAAATGAGTCTTACTTGTGAATGTGGAAATAGTCTAAATAGGACAGAGGTTTGGATTCTTAAAGATACTGAGGATTTCGAGGCTAGAAAATTATTAGTAGGTGCTTGTCATAAATGCCATAGACCTGTTGCAACACTTATTGAAAAAAGAATTACTGATGGCAGAGTTTTTGTTAATGAGAATTACACAGGAAACTCAGCAGTAAAGGTTATCAAAAAAGAATCAAAAAGGTTCTTGAGTAAGTATTATAAAATCGAAACATCTCAATTGTATGGTTGGATTTATGGAGTTAATACAGAAATCCGCAATAGACAAGGGGAAGTTACACAAATCAGGCAGTATTCTTCTGATTATTATGGAAGAAAAAGCCTGAGTAAGAGGATAAATTGCAAAGGAGTAAATAAACACTGAAATCACTGCTCCTTTGCTCACATAAAGAGGATTAAATGAGTGAACAAAACAAAGACTTTATTGAAGAGAATCCTGTTGAGTTACCAAGATTAAGCACTCAGCAGAATTTGTTTGTTCGCTATTATGCAATTGAGAATATGTCAGGCACTGAGGCATATCGTTTAGCCTACAACTCTAAAGGTTCAACTCGTTCCTGTTGTGTTGAGGCATCTCGATTATTGAAAAACCCCAACATAACCCTATGGATAGACTTTATACAGAAAACTCAGAAAGAACATATCAGGAATGAAATCAAATATTCCATTGATGATGCGATGAAAGAGCTTGATGATTTGAAAATTATTGCACTTGAAAGCCTTGACCAATATAGCAGACCAAATGTTTCTGCAGCTACAAAAGCGGTTGAAATGAAATGCAAATTGAAAGGTTTAATGAGCGATGATGCAACAGTTAATAATTCTGTAGTTGTACAGATGGGAGATGTTGAAGTGAATGGAAATCCACTTGAGCTAAAAATAGGAGATAGCATTGCAGATGATACAAGCGAACAAAAAACTGATAGCTGCTTGCAAACTTCCTGCGATGTTGGATTTGCCGAAAAAGATTCTTCCTGTCCTGTTCAATCTGAATAATTATTCGCTTTTTCTTGTTGAGGGTGGAAGAGGCTCAGGCAAAACTCACTCAATCGGCAGGATAATTCTCTATGTTGGAGAAAAAAGAAAAGTTAAGGTCTGCGTTGGTCGTGTAATTAAAGATTCAGTTAAGCATTCAGTCTTAACATTATTCAAAGAGCTTATTGATGAATATCATCTCGACTGGGATGTTTCAGAAAATCAAATTGTACACAGAAAAACAGGCTCTGTTATTTTCTTCAAAGGTTTTAGAGAACAAGAAATTGTAAATATAAAAGGTCTTGAGGGTGTTGATATTCTTTGGATTGACGAGGCTGAAACTGTAACAAAAAGAGCAGTTGATGTTATTGTTCCAACAATAAGAAAACAAAACTCCATCATTATATTCACAATGAATAGATATGTTAAGAATGATGCAGTTTATCAGTATTGCACATCTCGCTCAACCTGTTTACATATTCACATCAATTACTATGACAATCCTCATTGCCCTCAGAAACTTATTGACGAGGCAGAGGAATGTAAAAAGGTTAATATGGCAGATTACAATCATATATGGTTAGGCAATCCGCTTGAGCAAGGTCTTAACTATCTTGTTATGTCTGAAAAGATTGAGCAAGCTCTTGCTCTTAAATGGAATGAAGAGAATCATCCAAACAATTCAATTATGGCAGTTGACTTCTCTGCAAGCGGCGGAGATTTATGTGTTGCCAAAAGACTTATTCAAAGGTCTGCAAATGTCTGGGAAGATGCCGAAACAGTTACTTGGACTGAGGCGGACACTGATATTACAAAAGGCAAAGTAATGAATTTGTATGCTAAATGGCAGCCAAATGTAATGATTGGAGATGCTGATGGATTAGGCTATCCGATAATGTGTTCGCTCAAAAACACTCTTGAGAATGTTGTGCTATTCAGAGGAGCTATGCAAGCAAAAAGTGTTACGACTGGTAATGCTAGAGCTGACGGATATATGGCAGTAAAAGAAATGCTTGAACATGGATTCTTGAGATTGAATTGCAGAAACACCGCAAGACAAGTTGAGTATATGAAAACAAAATGGAGTCCTAACACTGGCAGAACATATATTCTCGACAAAAAAGAAATCAGAAAAGAACAAAATGAATCCCCTGACTTTGCCGATACTTTAATGATGGCAATGTATGGACTTTATTATTACCCTTATTATTTTTCAACAAATACAGGAAAAACCAGTATTGCTACATTCAAGCTCAATACTGATTACAATCCGTTTGAAAACGATTAAGGAATTTATACAGAACAAAAGGAGAAAAGAAAATGTGTTCAACACCTAAAATGCCTGCTGCAGAAACAAAGACAACTGAAACTGTAGCAACACCGACATTAGCTGATGCATCAGTTTCAAAAGCATCAACAAACACAAGAAGTAAAGCCGCATCAACTGCAGGCAGAAATATTAAAACATCTGCAAGAGGTTTACTTGATGAGGCGAATACTCAGAAAAAAGGATTGTTAGGAGAATAAGATGGCTCGTAAAGGCTTAGAGATACAAGAAGAAAAAAAAGAACTAGAAAATGAGAGGAGAGTTGAAACCGAGAAAAAATCTCGTAAACCAAAAAACTTTTCATATTCTGTTCAATATTTTCAGAAAAGAAAATCTCAACTTGATAATACATTCAATCAAATCAAGCCTGACTTGATGGAATTGTCTGAATATTTCTCTCCAAGAATGAGCAGATTTCTTGTTTCTGATGTAAATAAACCAATCAGAAAATCTAAAAAGATTCTTGATTCTATTACCATTACTGCAGTAAAAAACTTTGCCGCAGGGATGCAGTCAGGAGCAACATCTGCAGCAACAAGATGGTTTAAGACTCAAATGAGAAACAAAGCTCTTAACAACATCCAAAATGTTAAGGTTTGGTGTTCTCAACAAGAAGAACTTACAAGAAGAATACTTGCAGAATCAAACTTCTATCAGCTCATGTTAGGTGCATATAAACAACTAGCAAGCTATGGATTTGCAACTCTTTCAATGGAATCAGACTATAAGACTGTTGTCAATTTTAAATTATTGCCAATAGGTTCTTATCGTTATGCAAAAGACCACAGAGGAGAGGTTGATACTCTTTGCAGACACTTCACAGAAACTGCGAAGAATATTGTTGATAAATATGGATATGAGAATTGTTCAGCAGAGGTTAAGTCCGCTTATGATGATAATGCTGACACTCTCTTTGAACTGGTCTATTTCGTTGAGCCAAACAAAGAATATAACGAAAAATCTCCACTTGCGAAACACAAGAAATATGTTTCTGTTACTTACCAAGTTGGAGAGGAAAAATTCTTAAAACACTCAGGATTTGACAGATTTCCATTCGCAGTGTTTGAGGCAGAAGTAAATGGAGAAGATGTTTATCCATCTAACTGTCCTGCAATTGAGGCTCTTCCTGATGCCAAGCAATTGATGACACAGGTCAAGGAATATGGAAAAGCAATTAAAAAACTTGTTTCTCCTCTCTATAAAGGTCCTGCATCATTGCAAAAGTTAAAAGGCTTGAATGATGCTGCAGGTCAGATTATTCCTGAGGATGAAAACGGAAGAGGACTTGCTCCTGTTTATGAACTAAATCCAAGAATACTTGAGCTTAAACAAAGTAATGATGAATTAAAACAAACAATCAAAGAACATTTCTACAATGACCTATTCTCAGTAATCTTGAACACTGCAGAAAGAACAAGAACTGCAACAGAAGTAAATGAGATTAAGGAAGAGAAAATGGTTCTCCTCTCTCCATTGCTTGACCAAGTTCATAAAGGCTTGAGAATGGTTCTTGATTGGATTTTCTTTGAAACATACGAAACAGGAATAATGCCAACTCCACCTGATGAAATAATCCAAGAAGATATGGAAACAGAATTTGTTTCTGCTCTTGCATTAGCTCAAAAGGTTAAAGGCATCTCATCAATCGAAAGGTTTACAACTTTTGTAACCAACTTGGCACAAGTTTCAGATGCAACACTAATCAAAAAAATGAATCTTGACAAGATTGTTGATGATTATGCAGAGATTGCAAATGTAAATCCTGAGCATGTTGTTTCTACAGAAGATGTAAACAAAATGCGTGTAGCAGCAGCTCAACAACAAGAGCAAGCTCAGCAAATGCAACAAATACAACAAGGTGCGGAGATTATCAAGAACTTAGGCGGCATTGATAGTTTTGGCGGAGAACTTGCAACTCGCATGGGAGTTGGCTAGTTCTTAAATAAAATTAGAATCTCTGAGGGCGGATTCTTAACGGAAATCATAAAGTTCTCTTCTTTTATATCTATACTCAGCAAAGCCCTCTTTTATAACGGAGAAAACAATGGACAAAAGAGAATTACAGACTCTTTCTAATGTCCTTAATAATGATTACGGTTTTAAATTTATCCTCACACTCCTCAAAGAGCTTGGAGCTTTTGAAAGAGGGTTAAATCGTAATGCCTCAGATAAAGAGGCTTTTATGACATTAGGCAAAAGGGAAAAGGGGCAATGGCTGCTAGATTGCATATTTCAGGCAAGCAAGCAGAAATACATGGAATTACTCACACAAAAGGAGAAAGAAAATGAGTGAAGAATTTGAAAATGGAACGACTGAAAACACTGAAACCACTGGAACAAATGCAGGATTGAATGTTGATGACAATGATAATCCTGATAACACTGGAAATGAGAGTGGTCAAAATGAGGGTGCAGGCAATAACTCTGATGGAGATGTTTATGGCTCTCCTGAAAGTTTCGATTATTCAGATGTGCAACTTCCTGAAAATATGGAACTTGATAAAGAGCTTATTGAAGAATTTAATCCGATTGCTAAAAAGTTCAATCTGTCAAACAAATCTGCAAATGAACTGATGAGCCTCGCAGTTAAGCTGACTCAAAAGAATACGGCAAAATTCGCTGACGAGTTCGCAGCTCAACTTCAAGATGCGGAGAGCAAATCATATCTGCAGCTATTAAATACAGATAAAGAACTGAATGCATATAGCGAGGAAGAGTATGACCAATACATCAACACCGCAAATCTAGGGATTAAATCCGTTGCAACAGATGGGTTTAAGAACTTGCTAAAACAAAAAGGATTAACCAACCATCCTGAATTTATCAAAACTTTTCACGCAATCGGCAAGCTCTGCAAGAATGACAGTCTGCCTGATGTGAAAAATCCAGTCGGTTCAAAACGAAATGCAGCCGACATTCTTTATGGTTCGCCTGAATCGTAATGAGTTGGTCGGTGTGAGCAACCGAAAAATTAAGCTCGTAGTTAGTAGTAAAAATATAAGGAGAAAATGAAATGGCTACAAAAGAAAACACTTTCCCTACATTGAAAGATTATTACTCTCAATTAGAGGGCGGAGAAATTACTGCAACAATCATTGACATGAATGTGTCAGCAAACCCAATGCTTGAGGATGCAGTTGTTATTGAGTGTAACGATGGCACAACTCACAAAACCACAGTAAGAAACGGATGCCCTGAACCACAATTCAGAAAATTCTATCAAGGTGTAAAATGCTCAAAAGGCGAATACACTCAAGTTACTGATGGTACTGCAATGTTGTCAGACTATTCAGAAGTTGACAAAGACCTTGCAGATTTGAATGGTAACACTAACCAATTCAGATTGAATGAGGCAGAGGCTCACATTCAAGGTATGAACAACACTGTTCAAGAAAATGTTATTTATGGTAACAAAGGCAAAAACTCATCTGCATTTGATGGTTTGGCTACTAGATACAACACCATCTCAAATACTGCAGGAGATATTGGTTACCAAGTTATTGATGCAGGTGGTACAGGCACAACTAACACATCAATCCACTTAATTGGTTGGTCTGATAGAGCTACACACTTTATCTATCCGAAAGGTTCTAAAGCAGGTCTTGAACATAACAACATGGGAGAGGTTACTGTACAAGATGCTGATGGCAACAACTATCAAGCATACAGAGATTACTTCTCTTGGAAAATCGGTCTTTGCGTTAGAAACTATCGTGCATCTGGTCGTATTGCTAACATTGATGTTGAGGAATTGGAAACTGCTGAGGCAGCTGACCTAATCAAACAGATGGTTAAGTTATACCACCGCTGCCAAAAATATGCAAAACTCACAAAAGCTAAACTTGTTTGGTATGTAAATGAAACTATTTTCACTTACTTACACTTACAAGCTCTCGAAAGCAAAAATGTGAGATTAACTTATCAAGAAGTTGGCGGAGAACCTTTGATTAAATTCTTGGGTATTCCTATCAAATTATGCGACCAAATTCTTGATACAGAGGACACAGTTAGGGCTGCTTAATTGCTGACTCCTTTCAAACCATAGTGAATGGCGGTAACACTCAAACTTTCCGCCTTGTTTAGAAATCACAATATATAAGGAGAAATAAAAATGTTACTAGATATGGAAACACTTTTTTCTAATGCTCAAGCAGTTACTGCTACAGGAGCATCAACAAATGTGATTCATACTGCTTTTGGCAAGTTGAAAGAAATCTCATTTGGCACACCATTACCATTATTGATTCAAGTTGTTGAAGATTTTACAGGATGTACTTCTGTTAAAGTTGCTGTTCAAACATCTGCAACAGAAGATTTTGCAGAAGTTGTTACTCTTGCTGAAACTGCAGCAATCCCAGTTGCCGAATTGGTTGCAGGCTACAAGTTCCCTATCAACTTTATGCCTAAAGGTAATCTTGGTTATACAAGATTATATTACACAGTTAATGGAACTGCTACTGCAGGTAAAATTGATGCAGGTGTTGTTGCAGGTCATGACAACTCTTATCAAGACATGTAGTTGGGGGGAGAGGTTGACCGCTTGATTTCAGGCGGTCAACTTCTTGCTCTTTAATTGAGGATTAAAAAAATGAGAGAAACATCAGAACCTAAAAAAGAAAAAAAAGAGTTTGGCAAATTTGACCGATGGGAAGTTATGGGAGCAGTTGACACTATTATCAGAGCTGAACAAATCAAACTCGACAGAGAGTTGATGAAATATGTTCTTCCTGAATTAGAGAAACAAAAACAAGCCCTCGACAAAGCATCATCCGCTGCAGAAATTCTCTATGGTAAAGCTGCCAAAGAAAAGGAGAAATCAAATGATTAAAATTCAAGCATTAAGACGAGCTTTCTATAACGGAGAAATTATCAGAGCAGGTCAAATTCTAACCATAGCATCAAACAAAGTTCCTGCTTGGGCAAAAAGAATTGGCAAAGAAACTCCTGATGAGGACGCAGGAAAAACTCAAAAAAAAGATGAGGGGAAAGCTCCTGCAGGAGAGCAACAACAATTGAACATCAATCCTGATGAACAAAAAGGAGATGAAGAAACTGAAACTCCTGATGAGGATGCAGGAAAAGATGGAAACCCTGATGAATCCGAAACTGAAAAAGAGGATGTTATTCCTGAGGAGTTTGCAGATAAATCAGAAAAAGAAATCCTTGAGATTCTTGATGACCTTATCACAAAAGGCATTGAGGTTGGTGTAATGATTGAAGATGCAGAAAAGAAAACTCCTGTAGAACAAATCATTGAATTAAGAAAACTAATCGAAGAAAAGAAATAATAATTTCAATACCTGCAGTACATAGGTATTGCAGGTATTTTTAAGGAGAAAATAAATGTGCGATTTTGGTATATCAGCCTTAGTTACCTCAATTGTTGCAACTGTAGTAAGTACAACAATGGGAGTTGTTGGAAGTGTTCAACAAGCTAAGTCAACACAGGCTCAATATAATTATCAAGCCGAAGTAAACAGAAGAAATGCAAAAGTTGCTCAAGCTAATGCAGACCAAAAAAGACAAGAGGGGATAGAAGAATCAAGAATGCAAAGAATAAAAACTTTGCAGAAAATTGGTTCTCAACAAGCAGCAATGGCAGCCAATGGGATTGATATTTCCTCAGGAACTGCCCTTGATATTGTTGAAGATACTTCTGCGATGGGAGAACTTGATGCATTAACAACAAGATATAATGCAGAAACTCAAGCTCAAGCATACGAGCAACAAGCAAATAATTTTAGCAATCAAGCTAATCTTGATGTATTTGCAGGACAAAATGCTTATAAAGCAGGAATGATTAACGCAGTTGGGCAAGGATTTCAAGGACTTGGCAGTGCTGCAGGTGTTGCAGCTAACTGGTACAGTCCAAATTCTATTGCAAATAAAGGTCAAGTTACAGGCACAACTCCATCTATCTCAAACACAAAAAGCAAAGGTTATGCAGGAGAACTACCTACATTCTAAGGAGAAAATAAAATGTCTTTTTCTAAAGTTAAGATTTTTAATATAGCATTAAGCAACTTGGGGATTTCAGCCCCTATTCAGAACAGTGTTGAAGAAAGTCCGACAGGTATCTTAATGAATAACTATTATGAGCTTGCTAGAGATACAGTTTTAGAGGCTCATGATTGGAGTTTTGCGAATGCACACAAAGCAGTTGCGGCAGCATTTGAGGAATCTCCAAACCCTAATTACAGATATGCATTCAAATTTCCAAATGATTGTGTTGCTCCTCGTGCAGTTATTGATACAACAGACCACAAAGAGAAAAAGTTTGAGCCTGCAGTTGATTCATCAGGGGCAAAGATTATCCTCACAAACTCTAATCCTTGCATCTTGAGATATACAAAAAGAGTTACCAATGAAACATTCTTCACTGCAGCATTTGTCAATGCTCTTGCATTTTATCTTGCTTACCTTTCAGCTCAGGTTGTTACAGGTTCTGCAAATAAAAAGAATACCAATTTGCAAGATTATCAGATTGCAGTTCGTCAGGCAATCGTTACCGATGCACGCAAAACAGAAATACAAGATGAAGATGATAAAGACTTTACTGATTTTAGGTAGAAAATATGGCAACTAGAATAACACAAGCAAGTTTCACAAGAGGAGAACTTACTCCGAGATTAGATTCAAGAACTAACCTTGAGCAATATGCTATCGGATTAAAAAGAGCAAAGAATGCAATAATCCATCAAGAGGGCGGAATCTCAAACAGAATGGGTCTTGAATATTGTGGAGTTGCTAAATATAACAATAAACATACAAGATGCATAAAATTTGTTTTCAATTCAGAGCAAACATATATGCTTGAATTTGGAGAGAAATATATCAGATTCTTAAAAGATGGAGCATATATTATCTATCCTGATGGACACGAAAAAGCAGGGGAGATTGTTGAGGTTGAAACTCCTTATCTTGCAGAGGATTTAAAAATAATTAAACGCTCGCAAGCAGGAGATGTGCTAACATTAACACATCCAAACTATCCTGTTAAAAATTTATCTCGATATGACCATCACGATTGGAAACTTGAGGATGCGGTTTTTGAACCAAGTATTGCAGCTCCTACAGGATTAACCGCACAATGGACAGGCTCAACATCAGATAATACGAGAAAATATCGTTATCTTGTTACTGCAGTTGAAGAGGAAAGTAATGAAGAGAGTAAAAGGTCTGCAGTTGTTGAAGTTACTGCTCACAGAGAGGCAAATTGGTTAACTACAGAATACATGACTCTTACTTGGAATGCAGTTGAGGGTGCTTGTGAATACAATGTTTACAGAGATGTAAATGGTATTTTCGGATATATTGGAACTGCAGAGGGTACAACTTTTACAGATGACAATATTGAGCCTGATTTATCATCATCTGCTCCAGTAAGTAAGAATCCTTTTGCAAACGGAAACAATCCATCTTGCTCTGCGTATTTTCAACAAAGAAAAATGTATGGCAACTCAAAAGATAATCCGCAAACATTATGGAGTTCTCAATCAGGAGCTATAAACAATTTCAATGTTTCAAGACCTTTAATTGCAACTGATGCAGTTACCTTGAACATGGATGACAGAGAAGTTAATGAGATTAGACATATAATTCCATCAAAAGATTTGATTGTTTTGACTTCCAATTCAGAATGGAAAGTTAACGGAACTGATGGAGTTTTTCAGGCTAATCCGATGCCTGCTGCAGTCATTCAATCCTGCTATGGCTCTTCTCACGTTGAGCCAGTTGTTTCAGGTGCGATGATTCTTTTTGTTCAAGCAGGCGGTGCGGTTATTCGTGATTTGGGTTGGGATGAATTATCTCAAGGTTACGATGGCGATGAGTTATCACTCTTCTCCTCTCATTTGTTTGAGGGCAAAGAAATTGCATATATGGCTTATGCAAAAGAGCCTTACAGAATTTTATTTGTTGTCTTTACTGATGGTACTGCCGCAACAATGACATACAACAAAAAGCAAAAGCTCTGCGGTTGGACTACTTTTGAATCGGATGGATTATTTGAATCTGTTGACGTTGTTCGTGAGGGAATGGAAGATGTTGCCTACTTTGTAATCAATAGAACTATTAACGGAGAAAATGTTAAATTCATCGAAAGGACAAAAACAAGAATTATTGAAGATGCAAAAAAAGCATTTCTTGTGGATTGTGGTTTGTCTGCAGAGTTTAATGAGCCTGTTTCAACTATCTCAGGGCTTGACCATCTTGAGGGAAAAGAGGTTATTGCCAATGTTAATGGTGGTATTATAACAGGACTTGTTGTTAAAGATGGAAAAATTGAATTGCCAAAAGCGGCAAAAACAATAACAGTTGGATTACCTTATGAGTTTGAGTTTGAAACTCTTAATATCGAGGGAGAAAACACTCAAGGACTTAAAAAGGTTATTAACTATGTCAGTGTAAAAGTTTATAAATCAAGAGAGGATTTCTTGTTCTGTGGCTCAAACAATCAGGAGTTCAGGCACATCAGATGCGATGAGTCAATCAATAATAGCGGAAACCTTTTCTCTAAAGACTTAGCAATGACAGTTCTTTCTCTTCCTGCTACAGATGCAACCATAAAACTCAAGCAGAATTATCCTCTACCTCTTACTATTCTTTCAGTAAGTGCAACAGTTGATGTTCAAGATAATGAAAACAATTAGAGGTCAAGATGTATAGAAAAGCTAAAAATGAAAAAGATGTCTTATATATCTTAGACCACTTGAGCGAAAACGACCTTGAAGAGGTTAAAGCATTTCATGGAGAAAATTGGAGAGAAGAGGTTTTCAATGACATTATGAAAACAGAGTTTGATATTCTTCTTGGTGCAACAAAAGAGGGAGATATTCCAGTCTGTATGGGTGGAGCTTGGCAGCTTGAAAAAGATGAGGATGGAGTTGGAGTCGCTTGGATGTTATGCACAGATGAAGTAAAAAATCACAAGATATGCTTGCTCAGAGAATTAAAAAAAGAGTTCAAAGAATATGACAAAAAGTTTTGGCTTTTATACAACTTCATCTATCACAAAAACAATTTTGCAAAAAGTTGGCTGAAATGGATAGGGTTTGAATTTGATAAACCAAGACCACCACAACTAAACATCCCAGAGGGATTTGAGTTCTTTTATCGAATAAGAAAGAAAAGAGGGCTTGATGTGTAGAATACTTGAATACAAAACACGAGAACAGAAATTCATTGACTGGCTCAATGAGGTTTTTAAAAGAAATAAACTTCCACAACAAAAGAATATTAAGAATGCTCTGATGTTATGGGAAGTTAAAAAGAATAAGCATGATTCAACAATTATGCACGCAAGATTCAATTGCGATATTGAAGAGCTTGAGAGATACAGAGATGCTCTCAATGAGTTAATCTTTCAGAGAAAAATGAGAAAATTCTTAGCAGAAAATATTGCAGATTTTATTGAATACATTGAATAAGGAGTTTAGGCAATGCCACAAATACCACAATATGACAGAGAAACAAGGCTCAATGGTTCAGCATTACCTTATGAGCATTACAATATAGATGCAAACACATCAGGTGCTAGTATTGGTCAAGCTATGCAAAACGCAGGCAAAGGACTTGATGCACTCGGTCAAGCTGCATTAAAAATCAATAACACCTTTGAAGAGATGAAAACTCTTGAGTTTCATAATGCAGTAGAACAGTGGAAACAAAACAATCTATATGATAGAGAAAATGGTTATTATGTAAAAACAGGGAAAGATGCTGCAGGCAAATCCCCTGAGGTATTGAAAAGTTATGATGATTTTGTTTCTGATTGGATGCAAAATAATAAACTATCAAGAAGAAATCAGGCAAGAGTTGAGGCTACATCTGCAACCAAAAAGGCTTGGATTCAGCACTCAGTAACTGCACACGATTTGAAACAAACTCAAAACTGGGCAGATACAGAAACCGCTCTTGGTATCGACAACAGCATCAATGCTGCAGTAAGCGACAGAAACAATCCTGAGGGGATAAAAACGCAAGTCGCAAATGTGCAACAAATTACTCGATGGAAAGGAGAAACTCTCGGACTTGATGAAAGTTCGATAAAAGCTCTTGAAAAAGCAAATGTTTCAAAGGTTTATACCGCAGTGCTTGAAACAAAATTGCAAGAGGGAGATTTATCTGCAAGAGAATTTTTCAATGAACACAAAGAATATATCAATCCTCAATTACATTCAAGATATTTAGGAGCTATCAAAAACGAAGAGGATAAATATAAATCAAGAGAATTGGCAAATAACATCATTGCATCTGCAGTAAGCGAGCAAGATGCTATCCAAAAAGCTGAGGCTATTGAGGATGTTGATATGGCGGATTCAGTTCTTTCTCGTGTAAAAAAACATTATTCTCAAGAAGAGCATTTCAAGAATCTTGAACAAAGAGATTCTCTTAATGGATTTTATAACAAAGCAGTTGAGGCTGCCAAAAATGGTGGCACACTTTCTTATGATGATATTCCTGATAATCTCGACCCTCAGGACAAATTAAGCCTGATGAATTACATCAATCAGAATGGGCAACCTGAAACGGATGATGAAGTTTGGGAAACTTTGTATGATATGAAAGTCAACAATGCTCAAGGATTTGCTAATACAGACCTAAACAAATACAGAGGGTTTTTATCTGATGGAGAATATAAGCAATTCTTAAAAGACCAAGAAGAAATCAGAGCAGGGAAATTTTATTCAAACATTAAAGATGATAATGCAATGATTGATGCGGCTCTAAAAGAAATGAAGTTGCATAAAGGCAAAAAGGAAGATGTTGCATATTCTGAAATCAGAGCAATGACAAGAGAGTTTGAGGCTCGCAAGGGTAGAAAAATTACTGATGATGAATTATTGAATATTACTCAATCTCTTGGTTACAAAGGCAGTGATGGAGTATTTCTCTACAAACAAATTGAAAAAGGTATGGCGGAGAGAACAGGTTTTATTAGAGATGTGATGAATGATTTTGTCTATTATCAGAATCAACATAATGGTCAACTGCCACCTGATGAGGAGAAATATAAAATCATTCAAAAAAGAGTTCAGCAAAAAGCTCAACAAAAAAGAACTGAGGCTCAGGACATTGTAAACACTTACACATCTAATGCGATAACAATGAGAAATATTGCATACACAACACCAAAACCAAATGAGCAAAAAGTTCTTACATATTTTGCTGACAATCAAATACCTACAATCGGCAATCAACTTGGATTGAATCTTACCATTACTAGCAGATACAGGAATCAAGCAGGCTCTCATCATTCAGAGGGAAGAGCTGCAGACCTTTCTATGTCTGAACATAGTGCAAAAGACAGGATAAGAATCTATGAGCAATTGCTTAAATTGCCTACAATACACGCAATAGGAACATCAGACCCAACAATTATTGCTCATTTTAATGGCAATAAAAAGATTGTTGATGAAAGATTGTATGACAAACAACATGGCACAAACCATGTAAATCACGCACATATTACATTGATAAATGCAAACCCTGCAACTCCTGCAAAAGTTTCAGGCAGCAATGTTTATCAATTTTAGGGGGCTATATAAATGACTGTAGATATAACTCAAGACGAGATGAATATATTAAACCTCAACGGAATCTCTGCGGAAGATGTCAGAGCTAATGTTGAGTTCTCAAGAGCAACTGGAATGGATGATGATGCTATCAGACAACAGTTCTCAAATACGATTGAAAAACTAAAACCTATTACAAAAGTGTCTGCAAATGATACTGGGAAAATAAAAGAATGGCAGGATAAAGGTGCTATCACTCCTTTTGAATTAGGGCAAAGAAGAGGAGTTGTTTTCGATGGAACATATAACAACATTGACAACTCAGCAAATCTTTCTCCGCTAGAACAGAAATTTGAAAACTCTGCTTACAATGATAAAGTTGAGCAGAGGATTCAGGCTGCAAAAAATCAAAAAGCAGAAAGAAATAAAAGAGTAAATGAGGGAACTGGTTCATTCTTTGATAGAGCAGGAGCTGCTCTTGATAGAATGGGGCAAGCAAGTTATCAAGCTCAACTCAATGCTCCTGAGGATATAACTCTCAAGATGGCAGGAGTTAATAAGCCAAAAGAAGAAAAGAGCGGAGAAATAAACTTCTCTGAGGCTCTTGGTAACAGTTTTATAACTGGCTCTTGGTTGCCTTTTGTTGGTGGTTATATCAGTAGTGCTGACACAAAAAAAGAACGTGCGATTGAAGAAAAAATTAGAAATGGAAAACCAATCAGGCAAGATGAATTAAACTTCATCAATCATAGAATTGAACAAAGACAAGAGGAATCTGTCAGGGGCTACACTTGGGGTGGTCATGTTGCGGATAATTTCTTGCCATCGCTCGTGAGATTTGGCGGAGAAATTGCAACAGGTCAATGGATTTTGAGAGGCTTAGGACTTGCATCCGAATTACCTGCAGGTGCAAATCTTGGTCAAAAGGTTATGCATGGATTAGGCGAAATGGGCAAAACAGGTCTTGTTAATACTGTTTTACCTACAGGTTGGAGTAATACTTTCGAGAATTATCAAGAAAGGATGCTGCAGAATGAATTTGACATTACTGATAAAGGTCAGATTATATTCCAAGAATCTACTGAAAAACCTGCAACTGCGTTTATGAAATCTCTCGGAAAAACTTTTGTAATGTTTGCATCAGAGGCTGCAGGAGAGTTAATCGGTTTGCCTGTTAAAGGTGCAAGTGCTGCAATAAGCAAATATGCAGGCACACCAATCGGAAACTATTTGAAATCAAACAAAGTTCTTTCAGAGTTTGCTAAGAAGATTACACCTGAATTATCGAAACTATATGAAAAAATAAACAAATTGCCAATCAAGGGAGAATCAGTCGATTGGTTAAAAAGTCAGGTCAAATTTGATGGTTTCATCGAAGAGCTTGGAGAGGAAGTTCTTGAGGATGTTCTTAATCTTACTATTGGCACAGATAATGAAGAAAGAAGTCTTGAGAACTATGCAAAAGCTATATTCAAATCTCCTGATGAGTGGGCAATTCTCGCAGGTGCGGTTGCTCTACAAAGCGGAACTCTGTCTGTAGCATCTCATTTGCTTGGCAGTCATCTTGAGCAAAATGGTGCAACAGATGAGCAAATTGTTGAAATCTTACAGAACTTATCAGAAAAAGAGAAAGAGGAAATGGTTGACACTCTTGTTGACGAGGGTGTTCTGAATATAGAAGAAACAGAGGAGCAACACTTTGAAAAAACTGTTAGCAGTGTTGCTGAATCTTTGCTGCAATCAGGTAAATTCAAGAACAAAGAATCTGCAGATAAAGCAGTTAGACTTGGTGCAACAATGCTTGAAAGCATGAGTAAAAAGACTGGAAAATCTCTTGATGAGCTAATCCAAGAAGATATGGCAGAAATAGAAGAGATTGATGAATCTGCTTATGCAGATGAAAATGGTAGGCTTTATGCAAGCATTGATAACAGTCCAATGACAATTGGAGATAAGGTTAATGCTCTATTAGATGAGTATGATGCTCTTGGGGATGAATATGATGACATTGACGATATAAACAATAGAATCAAAGAGATTCAGGTTCTTGAAGATATTAGTAAAGGCGAAACATTGCCGATTGAAGATATTGAGTTTGCCAATGATTTAATAGCAAAATATGAAGAGGCAGGAGATGTTGAATTTGCCAATACAGTAAGAAATGCATTGAATAATGAGAATAAAGAAGTTCATTTCCAAAGAGCAGACTTTGCAGGTGCTGAAAGAGATGAGCTGATTGATGCTGCAAAAGAATGGAAAGAAAAAGGAACTGAATCAAAGTATTTCAAGAATTGGTTTGGAGATTCAAAAGTTGTTGATGAAAATGGAAAACCATTGGTAGTTTATCATGGAACTTTAGAAAAATTTGATAGCTTTGATAAAGACACCGTAGGTAATAGATATAGTTATGATAGTAGAGGTTTCTTCTTTACAACTTCATTAAATATTGCAAACGACTATGCAACATCAGATTATGATAGTTCAAGAAAAGGAGATGTTCTACCTGTATATATTGCAGCTAAAAATCCTCTTGTAATTGATAGTAATTTTGTTGCAAAAGAGGGAATGAGAGGAATATTCAAACAAGAGGATAGTATATCTTTTTGGGATAATTATCAAGATTTCTGCTTGGAAACATTCGACAATGGCAACTATGATGCAATCATCATTGATGATGGAGATACAAAAATGGTTGTTGCTTTTGAGCCTGAACAAATTAAATCTGTTAATAACAGTGGAACTTTTGATGCTGAAAATCCTAATATATATTTTCAAGCTGCATATCATGGAACTCCGCACAGGTTTGATGAGTTCTCTCTTGATGCAATTGGAACTGGAGAGGGTGCTCAAGCTCATGGATGGGGATTGTATTTTGCTGCTGATAAAAATGTTTCAGAAGAATATAGACGAAAATTATCAGGCGATAAAGTTTTTTACGATGGGCAGGAACTAGAAAAAGCCTATGTTTATACCTATAGAATTGATAGAGGAATTGATAACAAAGAAACTAATCGGTATTTGCAAGATTTAAGATTTGTTATTGATAGAATGTCAGAAATCCAAGCAGAAAAAAAACTTTCTACATTGGAAGATGCAAGGCAAGAATTTATAAAAGATTATGAATCAAAAAATAAACTTCTAGCATTTCAAAAAAAACTTATAGAAATTGCCAAAAATATTGATACATCAAAAATAGAAATACAAAAAGGGCAATTGTTTGAGGTTGATATTCCTGAGGATGATGCACTACTTGATGAGAATAAATCAATTGATGAACAACCTCAAATAGTCAAAAAAGCAATTCAGCAGTATTTTAACAATGCTCCTGAAAATGAATTAAAACAAGTTTTAGAATTTTTAGGCATAAAAACAGGAAAAGATTTTTATAATATTGTCGCAAGGAATGAATTTGACAGGTTTGAGAATGGTAATATTGAGAATGATATTATACCATCTTCTTGGGATAATTTAGGCAAATATAAATATGAATTAGCATCAAAAAGATTAAATCAGTTAGGCATTAAAGGCATAACTTATGACGGCAAGCGAGATGGTAAGTGTTATGTAATATTTGACGATAAGGCTATTGAGATTACACAGGCTTATTATCAGAAAAAAGGACAAGGATTGATGGATTCATTTAAAAATGCAATTATCAATATTGTCAAAAAGATAGAGGATGCGGATGAAAATATCTTCACAGTTTCTGAGATGTTGCCTCATATTCCTATGTTTGATAGCATTCAAGATTTCTTTGCTGATATTCATGATGTAAAAATAGAACTTGTTTCTGATTCTGAATATAAAAATGGTAAATATATTCCTGAATTGGATTCAGTTAAAATCAATAAAGATTCTTTGAAAATTGCTAATATGCCAATCGGCAGAATTGAAACTTTGTTACACGAATTACAACACGCAAAACAGAAAAGAATCTATGACAAATATCAAGCTCTATTGACAAATAAGAGCAAACTTTCTGCTGCGGAAATTTCAGAGTATGAAACTTATTGCACAAATTATGTGGACACAGGAAAAGCCAATAGAGAAAAAGAGGAATTTGCTAGAAAGCATCGAAGAGAACTTGATAAAATAAAGAGATTGAGAAGTAGGCTAAATGATTATGAGTTCAGACTTGAACTTTTAAGAAATAAAAACTTGACCGAAATTGACAATCAAAGGAGAGAATTATACAATAAATACAAAAATTCATTCGGAGAAGTTGATGCAAGAGAAACTGCAAAACAACTAATCTACAGAATGGGATATGGAGAAATTTATGAGAACCAATACAGACAATTTGTTCAGCTGCAGCTACATCGAAGAACTGAATCAGCTAGAGGCAGAGGGTTATTCCCAAGAAGAGGCACTGGCAATGATGGAAGATTTGGAATCTCCAGAGGCACTGGAATGGAGTCGGAAACTCCTCGATATTTCCAAGAAGATAGAAACTCTCAAGAAACAGGGCTTAACTCAGCAACAAGCACTAGAGGAAATCAAACCTCTACTAAGCAAAGAAAAATCTTTATAGACAATGATAGAGCGGATATTATTTCCAACAGACTTGAAAAAGTTAAAGGAACATTTATCCCTGCAGAAAATTTAATTGCTCTATTTAAAGATTCTGATGAATCAACAATTATTCACGAGTTTGCACATTGGTGGTTAGACAAACTCGTTAAGTATGCTGCAGAAAATGAAGAGATACAAGATGATTTAAACGAGATTAGAAAGTTTGTGAGAAACAACGGAGAGCCGTTCACATCAGACCAACATGAGAGGTTTGCTCGTGGATTTGAGGCTTATATGAGGACTGGCTCTGCTAGAACAAATCGACTCAAAAAACTTTTTGAGGATTTCAAGAATGCTCTATTATCTTTGTACGACAGTATTAAAGAGCTTGGATTTGAAGAGGATGAGATTCCGCAAATCAATAATCTTTTTGAGAGATTATTGACTACAGAGAATCAAAGGATTCAGGCTGCAGTTTTTGACAGATGCAATTCTATCAATGCTCAGATTCAAGAGATTAGAGATAACCAAGAAAAAGAGTTTGCAGAAATTGAAGAGATTGAAAGAAACAACCTTGAAAGAAATCTCAGAGATAATAAAAGAAATCAGCAAATAAAAGAATATTTAAGGCTTGCACAAAAAGCAGCAAGTAGAGTTCCGAAAGGTGTAAGAGAATATCAAGAAAGATACAGAAATGCAACATTCCAAATCTTGGAAGTTGCAACAGGTTATAAAAGACAATTTATTGCAAATCCAAAAAACTGGGAAATTATTGAACAGAAAATTGCTGACCTCGATGACCAAATAACCACTCAAGACGGAATGCAAGCAAATTGGAGAGAGTTCTACACTGACACAGGTGTGAGCTATGATAATGACGAAGTTGGCGGAGATTATGAATTAGCACAACAAGCATTCAAAACTCTAACCTCAGGCAATTATTCTCCAATGAATATGGAAGAGGAAGAAATCGGCAGATTCTTTGGAATGTTTGATTACCTTGAGGGGAAAGTTATGGCTCTTAAGGGGGAAAACAAAAGTGCTGCTTATGAGGCTCTCTGTTCTTTATTCAATGATATTCCAACAATGCCTGATGAGGCTATGCAGGAATTGGTTGACAAGTTACAATCAGTAGGAGAAAAATTCCTTGACCAAAAATCAATGGAAAAAAATCCTGCATTAGGCATTCCGAATGTTTCACTATCTGTTCAATTCAGAACTTATGTAACATCTAAGCTGCATAACATGAAAGCCTATGACCCTGAATCGAAAAGAGTCATCCGCTTATCACAAGTGAATAGATTATACACATTACTCAAGTTTTCAAACTCAGTTGCTGAAACAAAACAAATTATCAGAACTATTAACAATCACGCAATTGAGCAATTAGAAAACAGACAAAAATTCATTCTACATAAGGAGATACAAAAACAAGTAAGAATCAACTCAAAACTTATAAAAGTAGGAGCATTAAAGAGAGGCAAGTTCGATTGGAAAACAAATACTGTATTTTCTGAGCTGCAAGACTTGAACAGATTATCTTTAGAGGCTGCACAAAAAGAGTATCAAAGACTAATCAATGCAGATGCAGCTCCATTAGGAGAAGAAAGAGAATCTATCGAACAAAATCCTGCCGCAAGTTTATCAGCTCCTACAGAGTTTCAAGCAATATTAAAAACAAAATTCCTTGAGTATAAATCAAACCGAGTAAGAGATTTAAACCTTGCTGCAACTCGTTCACTCTTGGAAGATATTATGGAGCTTAAATTTGAGGGCAGACGTGCGAAAAACAAAGAAGAGTTAAAGAAAGCATTATCAAGATATGATTATGAAACAGACCTTGTTAGAGTTGCATACCTTAACAAGAACGATAAATTTGCAAACTATCTAACAAAATGGACTGCAGGAGATACTATATTTACCTCTGAGGGAACTCTTGCAAACTGGGAAAGCCTTTTGAATCATATCTTTGACAAAAACACTGCTCAGAAATATTCTCTGCTTAAAACAGAGGCTGATGTTGAAGTGTATGCTCACAAAAAATGTTTAGAGTTTTATAGCAAAGCTCTTGATATTTATGGGTTACGCAACAAAGACTCTTCGAGCAAAGGTAAGTTAAAAGACTTGTATGACAGAGCTTTGGATTTTGATAATACTCAGCCAATCATCAAGCTATTCCAAGAATATGAGAATGAGGGGCATACATATAAATTCAAGCAAAATACATATAATAAAGACACAAATGATTTTGTAGAAACAAGCATTGACCTAACTCACTCTCAATTGATTACTCTATATGCTTGGTCATTAAACCCTGAGCTTAAAAAGAGAATTATTGTTCAATTTATCGGAGAGCCTGAGGACAATGACTATACTGAATATGAAGAAATCTTGAATAATATAATGTTCTCTAAATTATCTAATCAGGATAAAGAATTTGCTCAGGCAATGATTGATATTTGCGATAGTATGTATAACGATACAAACGAGGTATTCATCAGAACAACTGGATTGTCATTGCCAAGAGTTGAGAATTATATTCCATCCAAGACAGAGAGAATCGGTTCTGACCTTGATATGTTACACGAAAATGTTTTGAGGTCAACAAATCCATCTTTCATTAAACAAAGAAAAACTTGCAGACGGATTAAGATGGAGCCAGTTTCTCCGCTTGAGATAATATTGCCACATATCAACAAGACTTCTCGTTACATCGTGATGTCTGAAAAGGTAAATTTCTACAACAGGATTTTTCAATCTCCTGATGTTAAAGCTGCAATATTGGATATTTACGGCAAGAAGTCAGGCACAAAAATCTATAGAATATTATTGAATCAACTTGCAACATCAACCTACGAGAACTATGCAAGAGCAATAACTGTTGGAAAGAACTTAATGGACACCATTGCAAGTAACTACATCACTTCTCGCATTGGTGGGAATATAAAAGTATTCTTATCGCAGTTGACCTCTGTAATAAACTATTCTGAAAATATGCCAGTTTGGGATTGGGCAAAAGGATTCAAGGATGCTCTTGCTCATCCTAAGGAAACAGTTGATTTCATGTTCAATAATTGTGAATACTTACAAGCACGATTAGCAGGAAACTCTCAAAATGAGATTATTGCAACTCTTACGAATGAGGCGGACAAGATGAGAAGTTGGAGAAACTTCTGCACTGCCAACACTAAGTATGGGGATATAATTGCGATTATGTTTGGCGGTAAGCCTTATGTTGATTACCTTATGAAGAATGTCAAAACTAAAGATAAAAAAACTGGGGAAGTAAGGTTCTTAACAAAAGAGGAGGCTTTTGAGAGGTTTGTTGAATCAACTCTCCGCTCACAACAATCAGGACACAATTCTGCTACATCAGCTTGGCAAAAAGCAAAAGCACAAGATGCTCTTACTAGAATGATTTATGCATTCAATAATACCAATTTTCAATATGAGAGAAAGTTTATTGATGCATTGAGCAATTATCACAGAAAGCATATCACTCGCAAAGAGTTTGCAAAGGCATTTCTTATATATAAGATATTCAACCCTATTCTATTCTCTTCATTCTTAACCAACCTCTCAATACTTGTTCTGCTACAGAATATGTTTGGGGGTGGGGATGATGACCCACTTAAAACATTTGGACTTGATGCAATATCTTCAATTGCATTGTCGAACTGGAAAGCATACGGATTTTTAGGGATAATCGCAAACTCTCTTGTCAGTGCAGCTTGTATTGCAGTAAGTGGAGATAAGTTCTTTGAATCAAAACTGCCATTGATTTCCGACTTTGAGATGTCTATCCAAAAACTAATCAAAGGCAATAAACTTGAAACATCAGATTATATCGAAATGATTGCAGGTGCTGCAGATTATACAACAGGGGTGGCAGCAACTAGAATCTACAACTCTCTCGGTGGTGTCGGAGATATAGCTCAGGGCGAGTTTGGAAAAGGATTCTTGAGAATTTTAGGCTATGGAAATTACAGAGCCGAAGTTGCTACAACAGGTCAAGAGCCTAAGAAAAATAAAAGAAAATAAGGAGATAAAAATGACTATCGGACAAACTGAACCCGTAAACATTGTTTACGGAAACAATCTTGCGACTAAATTTGATTATGATTTTTACATTGAAACAGAGGAGCAGCTTATTGTAGAACACACAAACTTCTCAGGAGTAACAACTGTTTTGACCTATGGAGTTGATTATTCTATTGATGGCATCGGCAATGAGGATGGCGGTCAAATCAACTTCCCATTACAAGGGTCAACTTATCAAACTCTCGGATGGAATGAAAGCACAGACGAAAAAGAGATGCTTGTAATTTCTTTAAGTTTACCTTTTGAACAGGCTGCAGAATTTGACATCAGCGGAGATTTGAATAAAAAGAATCTTGAAAAAGCTCTTGATTATCAAATGAGATGCACTCAGATTCTTAATAGAAAAGTAGGCAGAGCAATTCTAGTTCAAGAGGGTGCGGATTCTAAACCTGAGGAACTTATTGCAAGTATTGAAGAGGCTCAAATCAATGCTCAGAACTTTGCACAAATTGCATCTAATAAAGCTGCTGCCGCAAACGCATCTGCAATTTCTGCAGGAGAAGAGGCTACAATAGCAACTCAACTTGCTGCAGAAGTTGCCGCAACTCATGAGCAAGCATTGACAGATATTGAGGATGCAAAGATTGCTGCTAAATTGGAAATGCAAAATCTTAAAGAAAACTCAATCGCTCAAATAAAAGCTCTTGACATCTTTGAACAAGATAACAGAATTTTTTACAGAGATGCAGACGGAGTTGTTCATGAGTTCAGAAATGATTTTGGCGGTATTCCACCAATGCCAGTGAAACACCAAGAAATTAAAAAAGTTGATGGTGGTTTTGAACTTACTTGGTCTGAGCCTGATGACAGTGTTTATAAAGATAATGTGTATTGTAAATGGGGTAATACTTTAATTTTAAGAAAACAAGGCTCTTACCCTGAGTCCCCTTTTGATGGAGAGGTTGTTGTTAATAATACAATCAGAAATCAATATGCAGAAACTCCATTCTTTGATGAGGTTGATACTTCAAAAGATTGGTATTATAGAGCTTTCCCTCGCTCTATCAATCTTGTATATTCTCAAGATAATCTTAATAAATTTGGTTTATGGGTTTATTCATTTACAAGAATAAAAACAGAAACTGTGCCATCAGAAAAGATTGTTTATAGAGGCACAAATGAACATTACGAAAAATCTTATATGGATTTTTCTTCAGATACCTTTAAATATGGAGATTGGAAAGACGCTCCATTCTTATTAAAAGATAGACTGGCTCCGTGTGTGGTTGGGTTTGATGGAGAAGTTAAATATTTCTTGAATCCTGATAATTACGCTTTAAAAGAAGATGGAACAGCTTCAGAAATTGCAGATACTTCAAAAGAGATTAACTGTTTTATGCGTTTTAAATTGCTCTTTAGGAGAAAAAGAAAAAATGCAAACGGAGATACTGAAGTTGATATTTCAAACGTAAGAATCAATGACGAGTATAAACCATATGGCGGATTTGTTAAAACAGATGGAACATTGAGAGAATATATTTATTTACCAATTTACAGGGGCTCGCTTGTGTCAGATAAGATTCGTTCAATGAGCGGAAACCTAACTCCAATCAGTAGCAAAACAGCAACTCAGGAGAGAGATTACTGCATTGCTAACGGAGCAGGGCACGATATGATAACTAAGGCTGACAGAGAAATGATTGAGGATTTAGCAATTTTAATGTTTAAAACTACTGATTTTCAATCAGCTCTCGGGCAGGGGAAATCTAACGGTGGCTCAGATGTTGGAGCTTGTCTTAAGTCAGGTACTATGGATAATAAAGGTTTATTCTATGGTTCTTCTTCTAATACTGTTGGTATTAAATTGTTTGGTATGGAAAATAGATATGCTTCTCAATGGGAAAGATATCTCGGGGAAGTTCTTGTTAATGGTGTAAGAAAAGTTAAGCTTACAGAAGGAACTCAAGACGGCTCAACTGTTACGGGATTTAATTTTACAGGAGAAGGATATATTTCATTAAATGAATTACCATCTCCTTCAGGTACTTCAGGCGGATATATCTCTCTATGTGAAACAGTTGATGATATAGGCACATTCCCTATTGTTGTTAGTGGCTCTTCCTCTACTAATGAGTGCGATGGTATGTGGTTTAATAATTCAGGTACTATGGTCGCTATTGGTGGTGCTAATTCGTCCGACGGTGCTATCTGTGGTCTGTTCGCCGTGGCTCTGGCCGACCCTGTGTCGGGTGCGGCCTGGCATATCGGCTCGTCCGTTTCTTACAAGCCTCTTTAGGGGGTCTGGGGGATTTACTCCCCCAGTGTAAGGCTAACTGGATTTTCAGGGGTTTGATTGTCGCTGGTCGCTATTGGTGGTGCTAATTCGAACAACGGTGCTATCTGTGGTCTGTTCGCCGTGAATCTGAACAACCCTGTGTCGAATGCGAACTGGAATATCGGCTCGTCCAATTCTTAAAATAAAAGATAAAGTTTTTCTAATGGCAATCTCTCTCCTTACCGCTTGGTAAAAATTAACCGAACAAGAGGCACAGTTTAGTAGCGAAAGTTTAAAACTTTGGGTGAAAGACAGTGAGGTATTTAAGAAACTTGAATGAAAACAGTAAAAGAACCTCTATTCGAAAAACTCATCAGTATTCCGAATTTAATATTAGCAGTTGAAAATTCAGCAAGGCACAAGCTCAAAAGAGCAAAAGTAAGAAAAGCTCTAGCACACAAAGAACAAATTGCATATAGACTTCATTATCTACTATCAACAGGTAAACTAACCCTACCACGTCATGTGGGAATACCAATAAATGATGGCATAGAAAGAAAGTCAAGAATTATTGTTAAGCCTCATTATTTATATGAACTCATTTTACAATGGGCAGTAATTCAGGTATTAAAACCGCATTTAATGAAAGGGATGTATAAATGGAGCTGCGGTTCTATCAGTAACAGAGGCGGAGTCTATGGCAAAAGATACCTTGAAAAATATATAAGAGAAAACCCCAAGAAAATAAAATATGCTGCAAAGTGTGATATTTACCATTTCTTTGAAAGTGTCAGTATTGAAAATCTAAAATATATTTTCAAAAAGATGATACGAGATAAGAAGATGCAGAAAGTAATCAATATGATACTTGACTGCAATCTGATTGAGTTCAATGGAGAATTAGTCGATATAGGATTGCCGATTGGGTTCTATACATCTCAATACTTTGCAAATTTTTATCTGCAGGTATTTGACCACTTTATAAAAGAAGAATTACACATCGAATGCTATGTCAGATATGTTGATGATTTTGTTTTCTTTGGAACAAATAAAAAAGAAATGCACAAGGCTCTTGAGCGAATATCGGAGTTCTTGAGCAAAATAGGTCTGAGATTAAAAGGTAACTATCAAATCTTTAGATTTGATTACATTGACAGAAAAACTGGCAAACGCAAAGGCAGATGCATTGATTTCATGGGGTTCAAATTCTATCGAGATAAAACAACAATTCGATGGAAAACTTTTATCAAATCAATGAGAAAGTTTAAAAAAGTTTCAAAATTAAAAATCATTGATATTCATTCAGCAAGGCAGGTGCTTTGTTATGTGGGGCAATACAAACATACAAACTCTTACAGGGTTTTTCAGGAAAAAGTTAAGCCTCTTGTGAATGTAGGTCAGTGCAAAAAGATTGTTAGCAATTATGACAAAAGGAGAAAAAAGAATGCTATTAAATTGGAAAAAAGCGGAGAGCTTAGTAAAACCTCTTGAAGTAGATTGTCTGCTATCTAATAGCGGTGTTTACTACAGAAAAAATATTACAGAGGAGCAGGTTGAAAACAATGGCGAAGTTTATACAAAGTTTGTTTATGATGAAGTTGTTTTGTCTAATGATTTCAGGTTTGACATTCTTGATACTGAGGAATATAAAGCAGCAATTCAAGAGAAGTTAAATCAAATCAATGGGCAGCTCCATATTACAAAATTGGATTTTTATAATAATTTCTGCAAGCCTGTTGGAATTAGTTATGAGGAGCTAGTAGGGAAAATTAAAGAACTTGGCATGCAGGCAGAATGGGAACTTTGCAACCATGTTTATTATGGAGTTATTTATCCATTCTTAACAACTCTGCCTCTCGGAAAAACTGAGAATGAGGTTATTGCAATCTTTGAAAAACTTTGCAAGGCAGAATAATGAAAATTACAGATTACTCAAGCAATGTTTCTTTTGGCTACAATAGTCCGCTTAAGACTTTATTCAAAAAGGGCAAGCTGCCTACTGTAACAAAAGGATTCTATGGTGGAACTCTGACAAATAAAACTGTTTCACTTGAGCATTTAATTCCGCATTCTCAAGGCGGTAAACCGACTTGTCAAATCTCGTATTGGCTACAAAAGAAAATAATAGCAGGCGGTCTAATTTGCCGATTAAGGACTTTATAAATATTGAACAGGTAAAAGAATACCTGAAACAATTTTCAGGGGTCTTAATTGGCAATCTTAGAGGAGAGGTTTATATCAAAAAGATTATTCAAACATTAAAAAATATGGGGATAGAAATATGAAAAAAGTATTTAAAGTAATTACTGCTCCAATCGTTTTAATCTTTAAAACTCTAAACGGAGCAAGAGAGTTTGTTGAAAACAGAATTGCGGATGTCCTTGATAGAGTTCAAGCAAGTGATAGTTTTGATGCAGTTGAGAAAAAAGTTATTAAGGCAGGAATCAAAGCAGGAATAACTTATTTCTGCAATAGCTGTCCTCTTGATGATGAGAAACTTGATGCAATCTCTGAAACAATTGTGGAAAAGGGAATCAATAAAATTAACCCTGCATTATCTAAACAGTTGAGAAAGTAGGTGTGAAATGTGCATGCAATGTTTTGAACGTCTATCAAGATTCTATTACAAAGGCGAAGAGTTTATTACTTGGCAAGACAATGAGTTCTGCCGAGTTGGATTTTCTGATATTCCAATAATTCAAGACAAGAACATCAATAAAAAAGTGATGTCAAAAGAGGAAATCAAGAAAGCTAAGAAAAAACCTTTATTCGTAGTTAATAGAATTAAAGTCTGTTTAATTGATAAAAAGAAAAACAAAACATACACCTTTGTTATCAAAGCAGGGTATGACTACGATGGGGCGAGTATTCCAAGATTCTTATGGAGAATCGTAGGCTCAAAAGAAAGTATTGAATTTAAGATTGCCGCTCTTATTCATGATGTACTTTGTGAAAATCATCACTATGTTGATTATGACAGATATTTTGCTGACAGGGTATTTGAGAAACTTCTTGAGGTTGGAGATGTTGGAGCTTTCCGCAGATGGTTAATGTTTCACTCCGTAGATAATTTTCAGAAGTTTTGCGGATGGAACAAAAAAGAGGAAAGGGAAAATGAGAGATGCCTATAGGAACATGGATAGCCTTGATTGGCTTAGTGCTTACTGTTATTGCCAATATTATCACGATAGTGATTTTCTTGACGAGGCAATCGGACAGTTTAAAATTCTTAGAAAAAACTTTCGAGGAATCAAAGAAAAGTGTTATCAAATCTGTAAGCGATTACAAAGAAAGCATTGCTGCAGAATTTGAAAAATTTAAATTAGACCTGAATGAGAAAATAAAAAGCAATCAAGAACATACAAAAGAACACATTGCACGACTAGAGCAAAAACAAGATAAACACAATAATCTGATTGAGAGGATGGCTATTGTTGAACAATCAACAAAGTCATCGCATCACAGACAGGATGATTTGACCGCACGAGTTGAAACTCTTGAAAGGGGATTGCATGATAATAGATAGATTACACACAGGAATCTCAGAGTTAATACATTCTGATACTGCTATAAAATACAACATCAATAATATGCCTGATATTCAGCATATTGATAATATGCAAAAACTTATTCATTATGTATTGCAGCCTATTCGCTTACACTTCAATAGACCAATTGATATTTCAGGCGGTTATAGGTCAAAAGCCTTGTGGATTAAATTAAGAGAGTTGGGAATGAATCCATCTCCAACCTCAATGCACCTAGATGGCAAAGCTGCAGACTTTACAATCAGGGGAGTAAATTCAAAAGAGGTTTTCAATTGGATTAAAGACTCAGGAATTGAATTTGATGAGTTGATATATGAATACAGTTCTACTGGAGCAGTATGGATTCATATAGCATATAATCATGGGAAAAACAGAAACAAAGTTATAGACAATTATAAAGGATATTAGCCCTCGTGTTTTTAGTTATTTCTACATACCGCTGAGTAAAGCGGTATTTTTTTATGCTATAATACATGTATATAATAATATTATTACAATTATAAACAACTATATAAAACTCTAAAAAAGATTTTTTCTTTTTTAGAGTTTTTTGTTACAAAGTGCGGTAAAAAGTGCGGTAAAAATAAAAATTGTAAAATAAAAAGAGTTTTAGAAATATATCTAAAACCCTTACAAAAAGAAAAGTTTGCTGATTTGAGCAATCGGCAAACATTAAATAAACACGAGGATATTAAGAGAGAGAGTATAAAAAGAAACTTTTTTCTTAATGATTAGCTTATTTACTTTTCATTATTCAATTTTTAATTCCCTTAATTTGAAAACTATTCAAATCGTACTTACATATATATAAAGTCATTCTGTAAGAATAAATTGCCTTTTTTCTTCAAGTTTATTAAGATTTGTTAAGATAACTTTAAAAATAAAAAGTAGCTTGAAAAAGTATTATGTTGCTGATATAGTATAACAAGAGGGGCAGAAAGATTGTTTCCTCAAGAGAAATAAGCGCTCGTAGCCCAGTTGGATAGAGCGTTTGGCTACGAACCAAAAGGTCGGGGGTTCGAATCCCTCCGAGCGCGAATAAAAAAAGAGTCCCTAGGGCTCTTTTTTTATGCCCCTTTCCGCCATTCTATCCAACAAAGAAACTACGTTGTTATTTTTTTTGTTGCTCACATTTTGCTCACATTTTTTGTATTTTTTTGATCCGTTTTGGTCGGAAGTAATATTGTTAAACTGTCATGCTGAACTTGTTTCAGCATCTTACCAATTGGGCGTGCTCACTACATTCTGACAAGACCCTGAAATAAATTCAGGGTGACAATGAGGTCGGAAGTTTACAATTTCAAACTGGACGAAAACGGACTTTTAATGGACTTTGTTTTCCAATTTTCCTCCCCAAAGGGGGAGGTTAGGTGGGGGTAAGATTAAAAGATTAGCACCCCTCCTGTCTTTCAGACATCCTCCCCCTCTGGGGAGGAATACTAAAAAGTCGGGTTAAACCCGACTTTTTAATTTTAATATAATTTGCTAAATT